GCTTGGTCAAGCATCTCCCACAGTTCGTGGTAGATACCGCCTGCGCCGACCTCTGTGTAAAGGTCACAGCAAGCACCGTAGCGTCCGTCAATCAACAGCACTGGGCTGATGTGATTGCTAGTAGTCAGGGTGTCCTGCTTGGCGATCATTGAGTCCCGCAGTTCTGCTGGGATTAGAAGATAGTTGTAGCTGAGTTCTTCAGGCGCAGGATTAGTAGCTAGGTATTCTGATGGGGTCATAATTAAATTGCTGCGATTTCTGTGATGAGGGTGTCTTGCAGTGCTTCGAGGGTTGCAAGGTTAAGTGCAGGGCCGACGTGGTAGGTTGCTAGGCGACTGTCAGCAAACTGAGCTGCGTTTCTTGAAAGAACAAAGATTTCTTTATTTCGTGGTAATGTGCCTGCATTGGCTTCGGTTACATTGGTTTGGCTTGCCCTACCATCCAAGTCAGTGTCAGTGTTTCTAGTAAGACCAATAAGACCAGTAACACCAGCAGTTACTATTGATGTGTTCGTGGCCAAACCCCTTAAACATACAAAAGTTGGACTACCTACACGAAGACTAACAGCACCGTTATTAAAGTCATTACTTAGATGCGCTCCAGTTGTAGCCGCCTCGGTTGCGTAAACAGAGGCAGAAGCGTTGCTAGTAGTAAACTGATTGTCTGAAATTCCAGTTGCTAGTTCCTTTGTGTTTCCACCTTTTAGACCAGTCAACTGATCCAAGTCACCTGCAACAAAGTTGTTGTTGGTCGGAACGGTCATCCCGTCACGTAGCGGAACAGTGATACCCTGAATACCTACACCCACAAAGGACGCGGCAGACTTCATATTATCCCAGTAAGCTCCACCTAGTGCTACTAGACTATCAATGTAGTTAGCTAGTGGCTGCTTGTAGTCAACGTAGGTGGTGTCACCCGCAGTGTCAAGTCGGCTAAAATAGTTCTGAGCTTCTGCCGAGAATGCTGGGGTTGAGCCAAGTGGTCGTGCGCCACGAAACCTACGCGTTCCAACATTGCCAAAGGATCGTCTGAATCTAAAGTGCGCCATATTTACGTGACCGAGTTATCAGTCGAATACTGGGTTTTAAGTTGATTGGTGAGTGCCGCAATAGCTCCGTCCCTGCTAGGCTTCATGAGCGCCCGCTCAAGGGCGTTGTTTACATCACGCAGGGCTATGGGGTTGAAACCGCTCTCGCTGTCCTGTGAGGCTCTGTAGGATCGTGCAGCGTCATATGCCATGAACTCTGCCCACTCGGATGGGACTTCTGACACTGTGCCAGACTCCCCGTTGCCGTATGTGTCTGTCCAGGCCTTCTTGTATGCTACGTAGATTGTTCCCGTGACATTGCTTGCAACGCGAATGCCATTGCTGTCTGGGTATGCTGTGAGGGTTCGCGGATCGTTGCCAGACCACTTTGCTGCGCCCCAGTATGCAATAGCTTCACCGATTTCGGAAAGCTCTTGGACATACGGAGATAGGTCTACGCCTTGATCTGTAACCCATCCTGCTTCTGGTGGTGTGGCATCTACTCCGTCATTGTAGTAAAGGATATCACCTGGCTCATATAGCCAATCGCCATCACTTGTGACGATGATACCAGCAGAGGTAATGTATACCAGCGAAGCAATCTCCCATCGAGATCCATTCCAGCTAAGGCTAAATACTCCTTGCTTGTCTTCTACGATGTTGTAGCTTGGCTTTGCATTTGCATCGCCGTTACGCACGTACAGACCATTTGACGGACCGAATCCGCCGCCGTAGACGTTGTAGCCGTCCTCAGTTGTGGCAATATACCCACGAGATGCTGTGCGAGGCTCTAGCACCAAGTAACGTTCCCAGTAGCGGGATTCGTCGTAGATTGTCCGAGCCGCTGAGTTCAACAAGAACCCGATGTTGGTCAACTCAGTTCCCGAAGAGAAAGCTGCTCCAGCTCGTGCTTGAGTTAGCCCGATGACCTCATTCCATGTTCTTGTGTTTGCCATTATCTTTAAATTTGGTTAAGTGTTACAGCCACTCGCCTGTGAGGCCGCGCTCCTTAAAGTCCTTCTGTTTCCATGCCAGATAGTCTGGGTTTACAAAGTCCGTGCCGTCAATCGCTTGACATTCATACTGCATTTCCTTTTGTTCAAACACGTCGAAGCAGCCAGCAAAGTTTAGAACACTGTTCTCACTCCTCTTATTGCCACTGCCATACGTCTTTTTCATGTATTGACGCATCACCTCGTCCCGACGGGCGCGACCTGCTGGGGACATTAACCATTGCCGACGCAACTCCATTTTTGCTGCCAGTGCTGTCAGCTCTTCATCAGTTAATATCTTTCTCATAATTCTAATACTTGCTTTTTACTTTACCAGCAGTGTTGCCCTTTTTCTTACATTTTGGTTTGTTCATCATAATCTATGTGTCTCTGTGGTTTATTGTAACATGCAAGTAAAGGGAGGCGGCTGAATTGATCAACCGCCTCCCGAAACTAACTAACTAACTACGCTTCGTCGCTGAAGGCCACCTTTCCAAGACCATTAGGTCCAGTGGTCATGAGTGCGTAACGTGTGTCAACCGCGCCCTTGTAAGAGCCACCCAAGAAAGGATAGTTCTCTGACTCGATGCCTTGGTACTCAGCAACGCTAAGAAGGCTTGGGTTGATGAAGTAACCGCGATCCGAGGAAGGCATGCAATTAGGGTTTGCGCTCTTCATCTTGATTTGACCGAACTGAGAGTCAATGATCTCAACCATCCAAGGGATAGTAGTAGTACCATTCACGTTGTAATCAACTTGAGAAGCTGCACCTGCTGTGCGTGTGAACGAAGCAACGATGTGCTCGCGAAGACCTGGACCAGCGACCAACCAAAGATCTTGCATGGTTGTGTCTTGGCTCCACATCGAAGCGATTTGTGCGCCCATTGCGGCATCATCGTAGTCAGCCTTGAGGCCACCGTAGATGGATGCTGCTGGAGTTACATAGAGTGCGTCAACACCATTTGCTGCAACGCTGGAGATAAGAGCGCCGATACCAGCGGTAGCACCACCAGTTGAACCTGGAACGTCAGGAGTCTTGCCTTGGTCACCGCAAAGAACGAACTCTTTGTCAATCGCAACTTCAATTGCAGACTTGTCGGCTGCTTTGATCATGTTTGCGACAACAGCGGAGTCTTCTTGCTCTTGCTCTTTGGATACTGCGTACTCAACAACTGTGCGCTGTGCTTGACCTTCAAACTCGCGAACTTGCGAGAATGCGTCACGACCAGCGTTTGTGTCAGCACCTTCAACGTGTGGTGTATTTGCCACAGCTTTGAGCTTGTCCATGAGGACGCGCGGACGCTTGTTCTTGGTTGCTGTGTGGTTCAGCAAGCCTGTTACGGGTGTGATGTCAGCTGCAAGGAGTTCCGCTGTTTGGCGGAGGGACTCGCGATTACCGACTGTACTTGAATATGATTCTGCCATGATATTATTTTCTGTTTAAGATTCTGATTTGCTGGTCAGCGTCGCGCCGAGCAGCTATTGTTTGCCTTGGATCGCTTACGATCTTTTGCAGTTTTTTGACCTGTACACTAGTACCGTTCGACCGTTTCGGTGATCGACCAGCTTTTGTATCCAGTGAGACGCTCTCTGTTTTAGACTTGGGAGCTTTGCGCTTGAGCTTCTTGCTGAACTTCTTGGTCTCTGGCACTTTAGTTACTGCCGCACGACCAAGGATCTCAATTAGCTCCTTTGCATACTCTGGGAGGATATTCTTAACCAACTCGAACTTTGGGTTAGACAAAAGAGTTTCATACTCCTTAGCTTCGTCCGAGTCGTCTTCGATCCCTAGTTTGCCACGGACTTCTCCGATGAAACCATCTGTATCCCCAAGCGTTTCTGAGACTTTTTTGATCTCCGACTTGCGATTACGTAATGGCTCTAGCTTCTCCTCTTCCCTGTCAATGGCATTGAGTAGTTGATCAACCGACATGAACTGGCTGCCGAACATAACACCAGACTCGTCTTCACCAGTCTTTTCGTTATATTGCTCAACCCGATCAGTAATCAGCTTGCGGTTCCAACCTTTAATGTTGACCTCCGTTTGCTTGATTGCTTGGTCTGCGCTCTCTACTGATCTAAGGTTGGCATATGGATTGTCGCTTGTAACAACATTTGCAGATAACTCCTGCACTTGCTCTTGTAGCTTCTCAATCTCTGCTTTCCGCTCTTTATCCTGCAACCGCGCCTTAGTCAGGGCTTTCCCTGCTTTAGATGCTACTTGCTGTGTAAGTGCTTCTAGCTCGTCCTCGTCTAGATCCTCAATGTCAAATCCTCCATCATCTGAAGGAACGTCTTCTGACTCGTCATCGCTTTCTTCCTCTTCATCCTCATCGACCTCTGGGATTTCGACTTCTTCTTCGTCGTCCTCTTCGTCTTCGGTTTCGGAAGCTTCTGGCTCTGTCTCGTCCGTTAAACCAGATGCTTTGTCGAGTCGCTCTTGTAAAAGATCTTGTCGGCGCTGCTCTGGGGATTTGTTCTCCTGAATTGCTTCTTCGGAATCAGGGATGTCCGCTTCTAGTGTATCTGTCATATCTACCTATGGGTTTAAATCAGCCAAGGCGGAGGCTGTTAGTGAAATTATAACACGTGGTGTCCTATCGGTCGTCTTTGCGGGAGTGCTTCTTGAAGTCAAACTCCTCCATTAGATCCGCTGTTAGGAACTGTGCGATTGTCTGGCACTTGTTGCCCAGATACTTGTCTGGGGAATACCAAGGCTGTGAGAGCATTTGATCGCGGCGATCCTCTAAGTATTCGTAGAGTACACGACCAATCTCTGGATTATCGTTAAGATGCTTCTTAAATTCAGTAAAATTCACGATTATGCGCCTCCTTCAAGGTTCTGGGTTTCCATATTGCCGACACTTGCTGCTTCGGTTCCGTAGATTCCGAACTCAGTGCCGTTCTTCTTCTGTGCAATCGCCATCTCAAGCTGCTTCTTGTATTCTCCGAGGAGGAACACGAACTGAGGGTTGGTGAACAGGATAGATTCGACTTGACCAGACTCTTGGATTTGCTGTTGCTCGCCTTCATACTCACCGACAACTTGCATACGCAGTTCGGCAGCATTAGCGGCAGGTGCGCGGGCAATACCAGCGGACATTTGAGCAATATCAGAGAGTGTTTCGTTCTTGATCTTGTCAGTGCCAACTTCAGCGGGTAGCAAGATAGTCTCAGCAGCCATTGGGTCAGCCATCGAAAGTAGGAAGTCAACGACAGCCTCATTGTTCACACGACCAGATGTATCTAGCTGTGCTGCTTGAATAATGGTGCGTGACATCTTCTCCATCTTCGCTGGATCGTCATACATGGTGTTAAAGCTCACGGACACATCCATCTCGGTCTCTTCTGCGTCCTTGATGAACTGAACGGGCTCTGGGCGACCAGTAACGCGGAAGAATAGCTCCTCTGGTCCCTTGATCTTGTACATCTCGTAGACCAGCTTCAGAACGTCTTGGGCGAAGGTAAGGTGGCGATTAGTCGAGGCAATCTGCATTTGAACTGAGATTGGATCCGACGGATCGTGTCCCATCAATAGACTTGCTTCCGATACAATCTCCTTCTCCAAATTAAACACAGCGCCGAAGTTCGTGTTACGTTGCAGATATGACGGTGCTTGACCAGTGCGCGTGGCATATACGCCACCAGGGCCTGGACGACCGTGATCCCACGTTGGCGGCGCAAGCAGGGAGGGACTCACCTCGTAAGCTGAGTTGTCCATGTTTGCGTCTCGGAGAACCTTTTGGTTCTTCTGGCTTGCCTTCAGCAGCTCAGGAACTGTCGGGGCGCTGTATAGTGTTCGTGCGCCGTAGCTACGGGACTGCACGATGAAAGGTAATTGGCGCATACCACTGAGCAGTGTGCGCTTGGCGAATGGTGGGACTTGCCCATCGCTATCACCAAACTCGGGACTCCAGACTGTGAGGTAAATACCCTCTGCTAGATCGTCTCGGTCAATTAGACGCTCAAACGTAAAGACAACATCAATCAGGTCGCGGTCTTCGTCAATTGAAGATGGCTGCCGAGGGTTCGGGATCGAGCTGCTTGTACGGAAGGCGTTAAGTGTGCCGCGCTCATTCTCTACTGCCCAGTCAGCCCAGTCCTTATCCCAACCCTCAGAGCTTACGCGACTGAGGATCTCTTGGCAGGTCATTGGCTTACGTATGTGACAGCGAGGTGCGTCGCAGAAATTTGTTGTATAGCTTGGGGCGAAGAACTCTTCATCTGGTGCTAGGACTTGCACCACTGGCTCGCCCTGATCTTCAATGGTTACTGGGAACTTAGCTGTTCCAGTCTTGCGTAGTTCGCGGAGTGCCTTCTTTACGCGCTTCTCGTTGATCTCCCATCCTGGGATTGAGTTAAATACTTCCAGTGCTTCCTCTACGCGGTCTTCGTCGGCTAGGATTTCGATATAGTCATCTGCCTGCTCTGGGAAACTCTTCTGAATCTCCTCTAGGTCGAAGATCTTCTCGTAGGAACGCTTGGTGGGGGACTTGTAGTCGCAATACGCCACACGGAGAGACTTCTCCTGTGCGTAATTGTCTGACTTCTCCATTTGCTGCCAGAAGTCTTTGATTCCAGCGTCACGAAGCCACTTCATGAAGGCCGTGACCTCCGCTGAACGTGCTACGTCTTGAACGTTTCGTGGATAGGCACGAATGGACGACTTGCGGAGTGCATTCTCGTTAATAGCGATCTGAGAGGAGATGTGATACTCGGCTAAGCGTACCTCGGTGTCGCTAGAGTTCTGGAAGGGAAAAGCTGTCTCGCCAGACTTTTTTAGGTCGGTTGTCTTGCCCTCCCATTGGCAATGGCGGATGTCGGCAGAATCCGAGCATCGTTTGATGAAGTCAGCAAGACTGTCCACATCCTCGTCAAAGGTTTCCTTGAACTGATTGTAGTCGAACTCGTCAAAATATACATCCGACTCGTCTCTATCTTGATTTCTATTTATAGCCATTGTTTTCATTTTACCACAGACAGTCCTATTGATTAATTACGCTGCACTGACTCGATACCGAGAGACTAACACGCGTGTCAAGTGCTCGCCTAGACTTGACTAAACTCGCTATTTTTACCAGTCGGTTTTCGTCGTATCCAAGTGAGTCAGCCCAGCCCTCATCGGTCATAGCGTCAATGTTACCGACCTTATCGTTTCGAATCATGTCGATTGTCGCCCATACGTCGGCGTTGTCTGCTATGAACAGCCTAGATAGCTGGGTATCGGTAGTATGTTGTTCCATCTTGATCTACTTTGTTGACCTTGAGTCGCTTGCCGACTTGATTAATGATATGCTTGTGTCGTTTTGGCACTGACACGCGAACCTTCCTGCGTGTATCGGGGTCTTCAGCGAATATAAAGCGAGGATTACCCGTCTGGTGGTGCAGGACGCGAACCGTGACGATTGCTGGTGACGCTTCCTCGATAACCTTGATCTCGCCCTTGATTTGCGCCGTGATCTTGAGAACGCCTGTCGGTAGGATGTATTTGCCGTCTAGGTCTTCTTCTGAACATACAGCAGCTCGTAGCTTGCCAATTGACATCGCTGTGTATGGTTTGCCTAGCTGTTCTGCTAGGGACTTGCATGTTTCGTGTTCTGATTCTGTCATAATTAGTATCCTCCCGAGCTAACCAAGCACTTTAGCTTGCCGCCCGAGTAGTGTTCTGGTCCTTGACCGTAGTTTGCTGTTCGCAGATAGCGAAGGCAGTCAATAAAGTCCTTCAGCGCTTCGTCCTTCTTCTTTTGTGCGCCATAGTTGATAATGGCATAGATTAGATTGCCGCAGTCCTCGTGTATGTAGACGCGGGGCTTGTTTGCGCCGTCGATGGGCAGGTTTACGTTGTAGAAGAACCAATCGTCGATGGCGGTCAGTCCCTGCTCTTCCTGTGAACCCATAGATGGCACGTAATGGAAGTCGTGGGCCGAGAACTGGTCAAATAGGTCGGTATTGTCGGCATTCTCGTTAGCGAAGAAGCGGGAGTCACCGATGCGCTCAAATGGTTCGATTCCCAGCTCTTTTTCGATGTCCGAGAACAACTTGCAGTATCCGACAACGTCATAGCCCAGCTTCTTGGATGCTGGTCCGAACTTCCAGTGTGGATCACCAAACTCAGCCCAAGGTCCGTAGGTTTTGCGGTCTGGCCACTCCCTGCGGATATAGATCTCCGTGTCCGAGCCTACGCCCGTGACTCCAGCCCACAGACTAGTGTAATTACGAGCACCAGCGGGGTCAACCACTTGGTAGCAGGTGAACTTCTTCTTGTCCGACAGGTCGGGGAAGTCCTTGTGCTCTAGCACGTGTACGCTCTGGCTAAATAGGGGGAACAGAGATGTCATTGACTTGACTGGAACACCATACGCACGAGTTAGGATCTCGTCTCGTGTGCTGTGCCTCAGTTCCTTTGCGATACGCTCATATCCGCCGAACGGATTGAACTCAGAGTGGAAGTATACGATACCTGCGTCCTTCTCTGGGCTATATTGCGTCACTGGAACTTCTTCGCCATCTAGCAATGGTGCTTTGCGCGTTTTCTTTGTCTCTGCTCCCTTTAAAAACTCAGCCACGAATGGCGTGTAGCCATCAATAGGCGTAAACGTCAGCATCATCTTAGCATCCCGCGTAGCTAGGCGGAATCGCATGGTGCGGATCAAATCACCGTCCTCTAGGTACTCGTCTGGCCACAGGCCGATGTTGTGCCACTCTGGTGTCTTAGAACCCAGCTCAAGACCCTCAAACTTACTACGGTTGGCGATGAACTGGCTGTATGTGTGAAATAGCACCTGTGAGCCGTTGGGTAGAATGAATGACTGCCCAGTGAAGCCGTTCTTGACGGTGTAGTTCAAATACTCCAACACACCCTTGGTCTTCACCTTAAACTCTGGGGGTAGATAGCGGTAGACGGCTGATTGCTGCGTCCTGATGGATGCGTCAGCGTCCTGCGCGAAACATACGATGATAGACTTAGGGTTCTCTAGTGCAGCCTTCACGACGCTCCTAGCGCCATACTCGGTCTTACTTGAATTGTGTTGGTTCGTTTCGCCAATAAAGTAATTATGGTACTCTGGGACGGTGAAATCCCACACGGTATCGTTTCGGAGGAAATGAGACTTGACAAGCGTGGTATAATAAAGTCTATTACCACTATATGACGAGAAAACATAGAATCGAATACCCTGTGTCCCAGATAAGAAGCTGGATTGAAGACGATGGGAAAACTCAACAATGGATTGCTGGCGAGCTTCAAAGAACTCTTGATCCCCGCGTGACCGCGAAACTGATTTACAAGGTTTGCAAAAAGAATGGGATTGAGTGTCAGAGGACTGGTCCTCGCTCCGCTGAAGGTCATCCAGATTGGAAGGGAGGTCGAATTGTAAATAAAAGCGGTTATATTGAGATTTACACTCCGAACCATCCGAACCAGCGCAAGCACACGAAATATATTCTAGAACATCGTCTGGTGATGGAGGAGAATCTTGGTCGCTACCTTCTACCAAGTGAAGTTGTCCATCATATTGACGGAAATAAACAGAATAATTCCATTGGGAATCTTGAGCTGTTTTCATCAAACGCCGAACACCTTCGAGAGACGTTGAAGGGTCAATGTCCAAAGTGGACAGAAGATGGTATCCGTCGGATGCGGGAAGGTCAGCAAACGAAGCGTCTTCGGAAACTGGAACGTCTAGAAATTCTACGCCAGCTATCTGAGAGTATGAACCAAATGACAGAACCTGGTGAGTGTTGGAACAGTGAAGGGCTTCTCCGTTTCCTAGTCGAACTTGAAATAAGTCCAATGGAGGCTTACGAAATGGGGCCAGAGCTTTTGTTGATACTTTCTGCTTTTTAGCCGCATCCCAGGCCAGCACATGAAAGTCTCCCTCGATCTCATCGACGCGGAGGCTTTTTTGTTGGACAGGATCGTAAATTTCCTGCTCACCAGCCAAACAGCGATTGCCACCGAAGATCATAAGCGTATCGTAGTCCTCGAGCATCTTGTCGGCATACACCCAGCCCTCCAGCGACACACCGAAGTTCAGAGGGTCAGCATCAGCATTGGCTATAGCGTCCTCGTGCTGGCGGTGCATCTCCACGAGTGCCTTGAGACCTTCTGGCTTCGTAGAGCCGTCGTCGTTGAAGCACAGCTTCTTGATGGCTTCGGGCGATGGACCCTTGAGTATTGGATGTTCTGAGAACCTCATGTTAGTCTACGATCTCTGCCTCTGGTATACCCTCTAGCATCTTACGAGCATACTCCTCAGCCTCGTCTAGCGTGGTCTTGTGCTCCACCACCACTCGCTGAATGTTGTTGCCCGTCAGCTTTGAGTGAATGTCGTTGAACGCCTGTAAGCTCTTGCCTTGCTTGAACAGCTCGTTGCCGTCAATCTCAATGTCCCCACTCTCCACACGATCAGAGTAGCTATTCTGCGACTTGCGGTAGGTGTCTAGCCCCTGGAACAACACGGATGATATCTCGGATGCCCACGCATTGCGTATCTCTGAAGACTCTGGGTCTGCCATTAGCTCCGTCTGCACGTCGTAGTAAAAGTTGCGTGTAATCTTGTTCTTGCGCAGGAACGTACTGACCTCATCGGGCTTCTGGATGATGTGCTGTGCCACCAATGCCCAGTGCTTGGGATTGCGATTGCACCAGGATCGACCGTGATTAGAAGCCTCCTGGGCGTCCTTAAGCTTCTTCGTGATGAAGTTCTTAGTCTCCAGTTGTAGTTCTTCGCTCATAATCAGTCCTCTTCTTCTTCCTCGTCCTCATCTTCGACTTCACCCCAGATAGCGTCGTCTAGCATCATCATTTCCTGCGACATATCAATCAGACTGTCCGCGAATAGCATCTTGCCCACGCGCCAGTTGCTGTAGTCGTAACGCAGGTCTCCGTCCTCGTCAAGGATGGCGAAGGCGTAGTTCATAGAGTGTTCCGCCAAGATAGCGTTGATCTTCTCTAGCACATCGTCAGTATCTTCCATTACTTGCTCCCTCCGTAAATAGTGCGCGACCGAATACCTGCTGGCAGTTGATCCTTGGGAACCTCCCGCTTGTCCGAAGCCTTGCGAGTGTCCTGCTTGATTGACGAGAGATTGCTGCGATACTTGGCGGCATCTCGATTTAGTGTTCTTGGCTGACTTCCTTTAGTTGACATGGCTATAGTTCAAT